TCAGAGCCTACCGTGAAGACCGCTGCGGGAGTGAAGCGTGGAAGAACCGCAGTCTTTTTTCTAAGGCGACCACGCTCTTTCGCATCCGGGTGATACCGGGCATCAAGCTCGATACCCGCTGTGTGGTTGTGACAGAAGACGGCAGGTACAACATTCTCTCGGTTGAGGACATCCGGCATAAAGGACTGTATTGGGAAATCCTCGCAGAGAAGGTTGATACAGAGGGGGTTGTTCAAGATGGCACGGTGTGAAATGAAACTGCCGGATGAGTTTATGGATAAGCTCTCCAAGCTCGGCGATAAGTTTGACAGCGTGGCTCCCAAGGTTCTAGAAGCTGGCGGCGAAGTAGTGCTCTCTCAGATGAAAGACAATCTCAGAAATGTCATCGGGAAAAACACGAAGGTGAAATCCCGCTCGACGGGGGCTTTGGAGAAAAGTCTCGGCATCACACCTGCTCTGCAGGATCGGAAGGGCGAATGGAATATCAGGGTCGGCGTGGGAGATTCGAGGGACAAGAAGGGCGTACCGGATGCCTTGAAGGCACAGGTGCTGGAATACGGGAAAGCAGGTCAGCCTGCCAAGCCCTGGATGAAGCCCGCCAGACGAAAGGCCAGAAAAAAGGCGATCTCCCGCATGGAAGATGTACTGAAACGGGAGCTTGACCTATGACAGCGCTTGCAGAATTAAAAGAGATGGCGGGTTCTTTAGGGCTTCCTTCCGGCACGATTTCCTTCCATGGCAAAGCGCCATCGACCTACCTTGTCTTCACGCCGCTCTTTGATGACCTCACGCTCTTTGCCGACAACAAACCACAGATGGAGACAGAGGAAATCCGTCTCTCGCTTTTTACGAAGGATAACTATTTAGCGTGGAAACGCCGTCTCACCGATGCACTTTTGGAGCGGGACTTCATCATCACGGAGCGCCGCTTTTTAGGTGTGGACGATGAGACGGGCTATTACCACTACAGCCTGGACGCGGCAAAAGAATACGTCCGATTGGAGGAATGATTTATGGCTACGATAGGCCTCGATAAACTCTACTACGCAAAAATCACCGAAGCAGAAAACGGTGACGAAACTTACGATGTACCGAAACAGCTCGCCAAGGCGATCTCGGCGGAACTTTCCGTAGAACTGGCTGAAGCGATCCTGTATGCCGATGACGGTGCATCAGAGATTGTAAAAGAATTTAAGTCCGGCACGCTCTCACTCGGTGTAGATGACATCGGTGCGGAAACGGCGTCCGGACTCACAGGCGCGGTGATTGATGCCAACAAGGTGCTGATCTCCTCATCAGAGGACGGTGGTGATCCGGTGGCGGTGGGCTTTCGGGCAAAGAAGTCCAACGGCAAGTACCGCTACTTCTGGCTCTACCGAGTGAAGTTCGGTATTCCGGCGACAAATCTTGAAACCAAGGGCGACTCGATTACCTTTTCCACCCCGACCATTGAGGGCACGATTTTAAGACGCAACAAGGCGGATACGGAAGGCCGTCATCCCTGGAAAGCGGAGGTCACGGAAGGCGCACAGGGAGTCTCCCAGGAAACTATCAGCGGCTGGTATGAAGCGGTCTATGAACCGAACTATACACCGGTTGTGCCTTAAGGAGGAGCGCTATGTACGACGAGTATACGACAACCATTAAGGTCGGCGATAAGGACTATGAGCTTCTTCTCACGACCCGTGCGACCAAAGAAATTGCCGGACGCTACGGCGGCCTTGAAAACCTCGGCGAGAAGCTCATGAAAACGGAGAATTTTGAGATGGCCATAGGTGAGATCGTCTGGCTGATTACGCTTCTGGCCAATCAGTCGATCCTGATCTACAACCTGAAACACAAAGAGGAACCGAAAGATCTTTTAACCGAGGAGGAAGTGGAACTGTTGACTTCTCCGCTTGACCTTGCAGGCTACAAAGATGCCATTACCGATGCCCTGTTCAAGGGCACAAAGCGAAACGTGGAAAGTGAGCCCGACTCAAAAAACGCGCCGGCCGGGTAAGTGACCAGGCGTTATTTACCCGCCTTTTATATTACGGCCTGAGCCGCCTTCACCTCAGTCAGGATGAAGTGTGGCTCATGCCGTTTTCTTTACTTTTAGATCTCATCGAATGCCACAGGCAGTACGAAGGCATGGCCAAACCGAAGCTGGAGCTTTCCATCGATGAGGTAATTCCCTTTGACATTTAACAGGAAGGAGGTGGCTTTATGGCTGATAATTTCGGTCTCAAGATTGGTCTTGAAGGCGAACGAGAGTTCAAAAAGGCGCTCGCGGAAATCAACCGCTCGTTTCGGGTTTTAGGCTCGGAGATGAAGCTGGTGGAGTCGCAGTTTGGCAAGAACGACAACTCGCTGGAAAGCTCTGCCGCCAAACAGAAAATCTTAAATAAAGAAATCGACGCACAAAAGGACAAGATCAAGACGCTTCAGGCAGCTCTGGAAAATGCGGCCGACTCCTTCGGGGAAAACGACCGCAGGACAGATAACTGGCGCATCAAGCTCAACGAAGCCGAAGCCGCCTTAAATGATATGGAGCGGGAGCTGGACGAGTCCGCCGACAGTGCGGACGACTTGGGTGACAAGCTCGACGAATCAGGTAAGGCTGCGGAAGGCTCGGAAGGCAAGTTCAAAAAACTCGGCTCCGTCTTAAAGGGTGTCGGTGTCGCCATGGGCACAGTCGCTGTGGCGGCAGGTGCTGCAGCGATCAAACTTGGTAAAGAAGTTGTTAAGCAGTTTGGTGAACTGGAACAAAACCTCGGCGGCTCAGAAGCTGTCTTCGGCGAGTACGCCGCTTCCATTCAAAAGACAGGCGAAGAAGCCTACAAGAATATGGGCGTTTCCCAGAGCCAGTATCTAGCGACGGCCAACAAGATGGGCGCTCTTTTCCAAGGCTCCGGCATTGAGCAGCAAAAGAGTCTGGAACTGACTGAAAAAGCCATGCAGAGAGCGGCGGACATGGCTTCCGTCATGGGCATCGATATGCAGATGGCCCTCGACTCCGTGGCAGGAGCGGCCAAGGGCAACTTTACGATGATGGATAACCTCGGTGTTGTCATGAATGCTACGAACATCGAAGCCTATGCTCTTGCCAAAGGATTGGACTTTACTTGGGCGACCGCTACACAGGCAGAAAAGGCCGAAGTTGCCATGCAGATGTTCTTCGAGAACACCGAGCAGTATGCGGGAAACTTCGCCCGTGAAGCGACAGAGACCGTGACCGGATCATTAGGTCTTTTGGAAGCTTCGGTCGGCTCCTTTGTGGGCGGGCTTGGCAATGCCAATGCCGATATGGAAAACCTCACGGCCAATGTGGTGGACGCTTTCGGTGCGGTCGTGAAAAACATCGTGCCCGTTCTAGAAAATGTGGTTAAGGCGCTCCCTGTGGCTGTGGACGGAATCCTAAAAGCCGTCGGTGAGCTTTTGCCTACACTTCTTGATACGGTGACCGCTCTCTTTACGCAGGTACTGGAGACTTTGCTTGAGCTTTTACCGGAACTGATCCCCGTGGCGGTCGATGCACTGATGACGATTGTGACCGCCCTTATTGAAAACCTGCCGCTTTTAATCGAAGCGGCCATGCAGCTTATAACGGCTCTGGTAGAAGGCATAGGCTTGGCGCTTCCGACTCTAATCCCTGCCGCCGTACAGGCCATTATGACGATTATTCAGGGGCTCTTGGACAATATGCCGCTACTTTTGGATGCGGCGCTCCAGCTCATCATGGGGCTGGCGGAAGGCCTTATCGCCGCCATTCCGGTGCTTTTAGAAGCCCTGCCAGAGATTATAGAGTCCATTATCACGTTTATCCTGGATGCCATCCCGCAGATAATTGAGACAGGCATTGCACTGCTAACGGCGCTGGTGGAAGCGCTCCCTGAGATCATCACGCAGATTGTAGCAGCCATCCCTGAGATTATCGACTCCATTGTCACGGCGATTCTGGACTCGATCCCGCAGTTGATTGATGCCGGAATAAAACTGCTCGTGGCTTTGATTCAGGCTCTGCCTCAGATCATTACAACCATTGTGAAAGCAATCCCTGAAATCATCGCTGCCATTGTCAATGCCTTTGCCGGAAACATCGACAAGATCATTCTGGCTGGAGTAGAACTCTTTGTTTCGCTCATTGAAAACCTCCCGACCATCATCGTGGAGATTGTCAAAGCGGTGCCGGAGATTATTGCGGGCATTGTCAGCGCTTT